ATGAATAAGAAATTGATCGGGGCTATAATCGCTGTCGTTATCGTACTAGTTGGGGGCTACTATTATGCTTCCCCCTATCTCGTCCTCAATAGCATTAAGAATGCAGCACAAGCAGGTGACAGTGAGAAAGTCTCTGCATACATGGACTATCCCAGTGTCCGTCAGAGCTTCAAAGATCAAATGAATGCTTACATGGTTAAGGAAATGGCATCAAAAGAAACTAATGGTTGGGAAGCATTGGGAACAATGATCGCAACAACCATGGTTGATAAAATGGTAGATGCTGTCGTTACGCCTGAAGGTATGACATTGATGCTCCAAGGAAAAGATTTCAAAGACAGCTTAAAAGCACATACAGAGCAATCATCAAATCAGACAATTTCACAAGAAACATTAGATTATAGCACACGTTATTTATCGATGAACATGTTTGAAGTCACATTCAAAAATCCAAACAATGAAAAACAGTTAAAAATCATTATGGAACGTGATGGCTTAAGTTGGAAAGTGAAAAAGTTTGTCATTCCAATGGATGAGGTCAAGCCACAACAAGCGGCACAACAACCCATCGAATCTGCTGTGGAAATACCAACAGAAACTGAGATCCCAACAATTCCCGAGTCTACAATAGCATTTGACTTCTCAGGTGTTCAGAAAGGTTCGCAGTTGGAGTCTTGTTATCATGACCCATGTTCAATTGCACGTGTAATGGAATTTAAGCAATTAAACCAAACGCCAACCGAGACAAATATAGAGCTAACTGTTGTAGGAGGAAGTCGAGAGTTTGAGTCTGAACATATTGATTGGAATCATGAAGCACATAAAATTCAAATCCAGTGCTCTTTGACCAAGCCAATTGTTCAGATTGGAGAGCAAGTAACAGTCATTCCGTTAAATGCCTCTGGTGTCTCAGGTGTATTATGGTCAGATGCAGAAACTTATTTACAAGCTTGCCATAATTACACTGGAGAGATGATGGCTGGTATTCAGCAGTATGGTTATAACGTCCAAGAAGATATTTGAGAAAGCAACATACAACAAGAACCATAAGTCTGGGGCGAATGTGATGACTAAGGTAACTGAGTCAGATATAGAATTAAGGCGATAGAGCAACTTGAAGGATTAGGCTACCGTTATCTATGCGTAACGTGAATACCGCTAACAATGAAACACTAGTATATAAAGTTGCCTATGCTTCAATGGAACAGATCCAAAACTTAGGTAGAATTCTTACAGGATCATTGGGCGGTCCAAATATTATTTATTTCAGAAATTAAAATGAATAAAGCCATGCATATGCATGGCTTATTTTATGAATTAGTGCAAAATAATATATAAAATTTCAGTGCAAAATTGCACGAAAACTTACAATTACATAGTGCTTACATAGATTTAGATATTAAAAAACCACTTAGGATTAGTACACCTAAGCGGTTGCTTTATATGGTGGGCCCACCGTGACTTGAACACGGGACCAACGGATTATGAGTCCGCTGCTCTAACCAACTGAGCTATAGGCCCTATAAACTGTAAATGCTTGTATTATCAACATTTCCATTCAAAAACAATATTAGCCAAATTCAATTTGAATTACAAGTTTTTTCTTGAGTAGACCTATAGTAGACCGTAAGAATTATTGTAATATGTAGCTAATTGTTGTTAAAACAAGCGGATTCTAGCTTATGTCAGCTGATAGAGTAAAGCTAACTAAGTCATTTATTGATCAACTCGAATTAATTCCTGCGATTTATCGTGATAGCGAGTTAATTGGCTTTGCTGTGCGTGTAAATACTTCATATAAAACTTATATTGTTGAGAAAAAGGTTAATGGCAGGTCTACTCGGTCTACTCTAGGTATTCATGGCCAAATTACTCTGGCTCAAGCAAGAGTATTGGCTCAAGAAGCTCTTTTAGACATAACGATGGGTATAAAGCCAATAGATAAGAAAAAGAAGAAGATTGCAGATGCTAAATCAATTTTTGATATTGAAAATTCTCAGCCGACTTTAAATGAAGCATATCTCGTCTATATTAATGAACGAACATTAAAGCTGCGTACATTAGAAGATTACAGTGATGTGGTTAATGGCTACTTAAAAGCTTGGAAGGATACTAAGCTTAAAGACATTACTAGAATAATGGTTCAAGAAAAACATAAAGAGCTTTCAGTTAACAGTAAAGCTCAAGCCAATATGTGTATGCGTGTGTTTCGAGCAATTTATAATTTTTCGATCGAATACTATCTAGATGACGATGAACAACCCATCATCCCCCCACTCAATCCAGTCAAAACTTTAACAACTAAAAAGTCATGGAATAAGATTCGTAGACGTAGCTCATATATCAATCAAGACAAGCTATCAGATTGGATTAAAGCTGTTCTAAACTTTGAAGATCGAGGACAGCAGCTTGAGACCAACAAAGACTTTCTCATCACGTTAATCCTAACCGGCTTTAGACGTGAAGAATGCGAGTCACTAGCATGGTCTGATTTGGATTTAAAATATGGGTATATCACTTCAATAGATCCTAAGAACAATGTACCACACACCCTACCAATGGGCGATTTCCTCTGGGAAATGATGAAGAAGCGTAGAAAGCAAATTACTGTAGATTGGGTTTTCCCTTCTGCAAAATCTGAATCTGGCCACATAACAAATATTTCAAAAGTTAGAGCTAAGATCAATAAAAGTTGTGGTATCCAGTTTACATTTCATGATCTGCGCCGTACCTATGGATCTATTGCCGAAAGTTTGGACTATGGGAAATATACAATTAAAAAACTACTAAATCATAAGAAGGAGGACAAGAATGATGTCATCACAGGCTATGTTCAGATTAGTGATAAAAAATTACGTTCTGCAATGAACGAGATTGAAATTGTTGTCTTGGGAGAAAATAGAAACAATCATATTAATCAAATATTATAATATTTCTACAAAAATTATATTACCGAAGTATTTTTATAGCTATATTATTTTTACACTTATGAAATTCATTTCTCTATAAAATAGTTAATTGATATGTTCATAGTGATATTTATTTATAAAACTAAAGCAGTTATCTTTTTTAATGAAAATTAATCATTGTTTTTTAAAGAATTTTAATTTTCGTATTTCTTTCTTATTGACACTAACTTTTACTTCAATTATTTTATATGTAGTTCATCATTAATGAATGTAAGTACTGTTTTAACATTGCTGTATTTTTTGTCTAGGTAAAAATTCATTAAATATTAGCTTGTTTCTAATCCAAACACCTTACACTTCTTGGCAACACCAACGCACAGAAGCTTCAACAAATTTATTTGTATCGGAGCTTCTATGAAAAAAAAATTCTCTAGTTCTATTAGATCATATAGAGCATTATCTTTTAAAAATCAAAATGGTCTTTGTTTTTACTGTAATCAACCAATGTGGACTAAAAATCTGAAAGAATTTTGTCAGCTCTACAGAGTTACAGAAGATTCTGCACAGTTATTAAAATGTACTGCTGAACACATTGTTGCACGGCAAGATGGAGGTACAAACCAAAGAACTAATATTGTAGCTGCTTGCCTTTTTTGTAATAGAACAAGACATCAAGAAAAAAATGCACTTTCAGCAGAAAAATATAAAGTCAAAGTATCGAATCTAATGAGTAAAAATAAGTGGCATCCAATTCACATTAATTGACTATTTTTAAAAATGCTGATTATTAATGATAATAATCAGCGTTTTTAATTTATGCTTCTGTTATATCAATTGCTTTTACATTACTCAATAATGGCAACTCATAACGATGTTGAGCTGGACTAGATGTCTGGCCATACCACATAAAAGCTTCAAAATCGGATTCGTTATATAAAGCATAACTAACCATATTTGACTGATTACCGCCTAAGCAGACTAGCTTTCCTGTCCATTTGTCTGTACCTACGACAAAACAGACATGACCACCTCCCTTACGTGTTTTAACAGCAACACAACCGTACGCTGGATTAGTTAGCTTATTGCCACCACTTAGATAAGCTAAAGCTCGAAACCAATCTTTAGGGAATTTAATGCCTGCGGTTTGTAAACAGTGAGCAACGAAAGTACCGCACCACGGCGTTTCATCATCAATCCACCATGCGCCAAGTGCCTTTAACCAACTTATAATGATTGGCGAATGTTTGAATTTGCTTGTATCTTCTCTTAAACCGATATGTTTACGCGCTTCAGCAATCCAAGGTAATTCAGGATAACTACTCATTCTTCATTCTCCCCTTTGAGTTCTTTTTTGACTTCTTTCACTACTTCAAAAATCGTCGAGTTTTCACGCGCATTTATATAGTTAAAGATCCAACGGACAATTGCCCAAAAAGGCAATCCGCAACAAAAAATGATTCCACCTAAGGCACACATACCGAACCAGTTTGACGACCAATCATGTAAGCCAAATCGTTGAACGACAAGCGAACCACCTGCAATACTTCCAACGAGTGTCGTTACAAGCGAAATAACCCATTCTTTTCTTGATCGCGGTTCACGAGTCATGACAACAATCAAATATGCTAAAGAAGCTGCAATAGATAAAATTGTGATTAGACCATAGAACTTCACAATTGCTGCTGCCCCCACTCCACTACTTACTGGCTCAGCCATTTTGTAATTCACCTAAGTTTATTTAGGTTCATTTTGAAGGATTGAAATTCTATGATTGAGACGATGTTCCAATAAAAAACCACCGTCTTTGAACTGTTCAAATGGTATTGGACAGCTAATTAGGTGGTTTATGTTTATCGTGATATCTAATGATATTAAACAATTCTTCCTTTTTGATACAAATTAGCAATTTGCGCATCTGTTAATGCGTAGTCGAAAACTGCCATATCAGACATATAGCCACGTAAACCATAGCTGCTATAACCAGCTGACATTGGGAAAAAGAATCCTAGACCATCAGAACTTGCATCATTTGAATTTACGACAGCAGTGTTAGTCATCCCATTCACAGTTAAACTAAACCTACCTGTAGCGTTATCTTTGCACCACACTACAAACTGGACTTTATTGATCATCTGATCGTAACTTTCAATTAACACTTGGCTCAGATTCTCAGGTGACTGCCCAAGAAGTGCATTACCATTATAGGCAATAAGTCTATAGTTTGCTTCACCAAAGTCTTTATTTATCAAATATGTGGCTAACCAATTATAATTTCTAATACCTATGGGTTTGAACCAAAAGGCTATGGTGAAAGACTTTCCAGATGCAGCAAGTTTCTTGAATGTATCCCCTGCAACAGCATCACTGACATAGCATTGTGCCGTCGTCCAGTTACTTGCAATATTAAAACCCATTGATCCTTGTGAGCCTTTACGCAACTTATCAGCTTTATAAGTAATAGCACTGGTCTCTTGAATCTCTCCGTCATAACCTGATAATGATGAATCATTAAGTACAGAACCAACAGTTTCACTCATTAAGTAGTAAGCCACTGGATTAAGAGCTAGAATCGCTGGTGTATATAAATCCTGATCCACAGGAGCTACGGCGAAGTTTAAGCAAAAGGTTAGACTCCCATCTTCATGTTCCATAAATGTTGGATTATCTGTAGTAGCGACATGACTTACATTTTCTACTGGAACAAATCTAAATCTATGAGGAACACTATCAATATTTTGCATAAACATTGATCCATCCCAATCCCCTGTTATTTTTCCTGAATAAGATGACAAAAGCTGACTTAATGCATTTGAAATTTCACCGACATATGGCTCTATTTCATCATCGATATAAATCTGCCAATTACCAGTTATGAAAAAGCCTATATTTTCAGTAGCTCCTTCACAACTAATGATATGAGGGACTTCAGGATCTACAATCACTCGCCCGACACGCAACACTTGGACACTAGGTACACCAGTATCTAAGCAATCCTGTACTGCTTGATAATCAATATTAGTAGGCTCATGACCCAATTGACCGCGAATATTACCTTGATGAATAGTCATAGGTTTATCGATACGACCACGCATAAATTGCCCAATAATTAAGGCTGAAGTCAGTCCCTCTTTGGTTTGTGTTTCGGTATTATCTATTGTGCCTTGGCTTTGTATTTCAACCGCCTTACCTAATATCTTTGTTGTGTTCATCTTCTCGAACCTAAATTATTGATACATTTAATTATTTCATTACCAAGCTTGAATAATGTATTTTGCCTTTGCACATCATTCTCAATTTCTTTCTTTCGCTCATCCCAAGCATCTGAAGCGTAATAATCTGCTTCAAAACTCACAGGTAAATGTAGTGTATCGAATAAAGACATCTTGCAGTGACTTGATAAGTTTTGCACTGTGCTAAGTAAATGACTTGTCCAGCTCTTTGATAATTCCGATAAAACAGGTAGAGGCACGAAATCGAACAGGCGCGTCATCTGCACCTCTCTGTACCACAAAACCTTCGTTGTTCACACTTAGCTCTATATGAGTAAAAAGCTCGCTATTTAGCTTCAAATAATCAAGATAGATCAGATTAAATTCAGTTTGTGGAAGTGCTTTTATATAATCTAAACGCTGAATGAATTGCTGTTTATAAATTTGATCGATTGCACTACGGTCTGGGAGTTCTCCCAAGTACTCATGATTTTCATACTTAATCTGAAATGCTAATAAACATGCAATCCATTCTGCTGCATTCTTACAGTTTGATTCTAAATACTCGGCTTCATTTCCATTTATTTGGCGAACCGTTATACCAACTTCGGAAACCTCCGAAGCCCAACTCATTTGTTCTTTAAAGCAATTTGATAAATCCATGTTGCTCGAGAACAAAGTATTGGTTTGATTTTGCACATACTTGATCATCAAGAAATATCGTTCTTGAGCTGTCATCATTAAAGGTAATTGTGGATTCTGCAAAGCTTGAGACAAAAAAGACGTTATTCGTTTCTCATTCAATTTAGGATCAATTGCAGCGACTTTTAACGCCTCATTAAAGCTAATTTCATTTAGCTGATAGGTTTTCCCACCAATAGGGATCGGATCAAAATTTAACATTTACTATCCTTCATTCGACTTTATATAAATTACGAACATCTTGAGCATCCCAAGCTGCTCGACTAATCAGGCTTAAATTCACACTAAGGCTTAGTCGATTACCCTCTTTATCAATAGGTGCAACAATAGGTGCTGATACACTTTGGAGAATAAAAGGCATATAAGTTTTACCGTGTGTGGTGACAGTGATGTAGGGAGGAATTAATCCTGAAAATAAACCGTCTCCTCCCTCTGAAATTAAATCTGTCAGAACCGTTCCTTGTGATAATTTTGTTGGTAATGACCAAGACTGGAGATACATCAATTTGTTCTCGACTTCTGCTCGAGCATCTTTTAAAGCAATAAAGAAAACACTTAAGTTAAGATGAACTGAAGCTGTAGAAAGAAAGACTTGAGTTGTATTAACTTTATTAAGATTGGTTTTGCCTTCAACACTTTTTGCAAAATCAGCTAAAGGTTGAAATCCTTTACTAATAAGATCAGCTGCAGCATCACCCAAATTGTTTCGAATCGCTGTACCAGCAGCGCCACCTGAAGCCAAAGCTTGCCCAGTTTGTAGGGCAGCCATCATCATAGGCATTTTTAATTCAGGATTAGAGTTCTCAAACGGAGTTTGCCATTGGCTTTCAAAACTAATATCCCCATCAGTCAAGAATGCTCGAATAGTCGGCTGTGACAAGTCGTACGAGAAAATTGGTTCTTTAGTTTCTGCATCACGTTCCATCGTGCATAGATTAAACTCAGCAAATTTATGTTTAGACACATAACCCCAGAATGGATCAGCACTATAATCCACGGGTAAAGTTGTCTTATCAGCATTTGCTGCCTGAACACCATTGATGTCATTTGCCATAAAAAAGCCCTATCTTGATAAGGCTATTTTTCAACAAATTTGATTATGAATTTTAATCAAGTTCCAATCATGCAGCTTGTAAAGTGGCTTCTACTTTCTTAATGATCTGGTCCAATTTGTTTCTATAAATTGCGTTAATATTAAAAGTATAATTTAACTTGACCTGTATAAAACACCTCTATTTCAATGCATAGATATTCTTATACAATCTCTCTCCACCTACTTTTTAACCTCTGATAAAAAACCAATTACTCTCAGGAGAATAATTGGTTAGTATTTCACCAGCTAGTTATTCCACCCTACAACAGTGAAATGCCACACAATATTGACTTAAATAACGTATTAATTACTTTTTAATAAAATATGATAATTCATTTCTTTCCACAATTTTATTCAAAAAATCCTTAATATTATTCAAATTAACGCTGGATAATAGAACTAAATTTTTATCGTAGAAACAATTACTTCCAAGATAGTTGGCATTCTCTGCATTATATATTCTTCGCATATCATAAAAATTAAAAATATAAGAATCTTCAAAAATTGTAACATCAATTTCTAAGCATCCTTTAGATTCATATTCCCAATCATAATCCTGAAAATCATCAGGAGAATTAATAGTATAGTTTTCCATTAGTTTCATCTCACACATTTAATTTGAGAACACAAGTGTATATATTGCTCAGGAGTTAAAAAAGTTCCAGGAGTAGGAATAATTTCAAAATGTTTTGGATCTGTAGCTCTCTGAAAAATTCCTAGTTCTTTTGGAAAACTTTTTGGATCAACCTTATATGGAATAAACCCCTTTGAAATTAAACTGTTAGAATTATCAAATAACGATACTCCTCGCGCAAAAGGGTCACTGCCATTTTTTACAAAACCGTTAAGATCAACTTTAAAGTCACTTGGTCGCGGATTAAAATGTGGAATATTGGCTGCTTTAGCCCCTCTATAAAAATCAAATGCCTTATCTGCAACTTTTGCCCCTTTTCCTTGAGGGGGTTGACCATCTACCAAACTATCAACAGATAGGGTAAATCCTAAAGCAGCTCCACCAACATAAAACAATGGGGCACCCCCCCTGTAATATTACCTAGCTCAGAATCTGATAACTCTGTCATTGCTAAGGAGCTATTTAACAGTTTAATCTGCTGGTTAAGAATAATCTGATTTAATGAATTATTAAGACCTGTAACCATTGATAAACCAGCATCATCCAACATACTCATTAATCCACTTGGATCACTAAACATGACAGGATTGCTACCTGCATACGCATACGGATTCAGACCACCATCTAACCCAATCGGATCAGCTTCCATATAACGACCCAATTCAGGGTTGTAATAACGATTGTGATTATAGAACTGACCTGTTGCCGCATCAAAATACTGACCTGGAAAACGTAAGTTAAAAGTTTCTGTACCCGTTGGAGCACCTAGACCAAAGGCTGTACTGTCCCAACTCCATGCAACTGCTTGTGTCCCGCTGTCAATTAAACGTCTTGGAGTGTTTTGTGCATCTGTTACAATATAATAGATTCGAGCCGTATTACCTGAGCTATAAATAGCTTTGGTTGATTTGATCGGCGCTAAAGCCAAAATATTCTGATTCACCAATCAACCATTCTTTGTATTCATCAGCATTTCCACGCTAATAGGCAAACTGGATTGCCATGGTACGGCAATTACCAGACTCAACCACCAAATCATCCCCGACGATAGGCGCACCAGTATCTGCACGACCTGAACGTTCCAAGCTTTCAGGATCTAAAGTATTTGAAGTTTTTTGCACCCATGCTTGGGAAGATTCTCGACTACGATCTCATGGTTGAAGTTCTTGAGGATAATTAGGATTTTCCGCCCCTGTAGTCGTATGTGAAGCAATCACTTGATCGGCTTCTAACACAGCAAATACGGTTGATACTTTGGTTCCTTTGGCTGTTTTGACGTTATTACTACGTCCTTTTAAAATTTTATTCTGGTCAGAGTTACGGCTTTCCCCAAAGATGAGCTTTTCAGCTTCATTTTCAGTTAAGACATTACCATTTTTGTCTAGAACTTGTATAAATAGATTGATTTCATTGTCATCGTATGATTCAATTGAATCGAAGTCGGTTTCTAAGCCTATGGTGCCTTGAGCATGTAAGTTAGGTGTAAACTGGCTTTCAAGTCCCTCTTTGTGACCTCTCGTCTTTGTTTGATCATCGACCCACGAGGAATCAAAATCTGGGACTTCTTTTTTTGCAGCAAGATAATAAGCTAATAATCCATTTGATAGCTCCCCTACTTTAATACGAGCAATAATGCTCAACGTCTCTATCTGAATAACCTTTTCAAAAGTATAAAAAGCAACAAAATCATCTGATCGCTCTTTATTTAATTCCTCACGTTCTCCAATTTTTCCATACATTAAAATTTCAGGAATACGTGGTATGACTAGAGCCGAACTTGGACGCAGACGATGAAGCATCTTCCCCTTCGACTTTGAGTTAATTGTTACTAATCCAATAGCTGTTTTGATTTGTTTAGACTGTAGGTTTTCTGAAAAATAGGATTTCGCAGATTTAATGTAATCATTATTATTTATTGTCAAAATTTCATTAAAATCTTGATCAGCCTGCTCACTATCCCACTCACTGATTACTTGATCACCCAAAGCTGTAACCATTGTATCGATAGCAATCAAAACATCTGTATCTTTGGAAATATTGCCAATTTTACTCATTTCAAAAACTCAAAAAAAATAGCCCATTTAGGACTATTTTGAGAGCTTCAAGACTGGCTAAGCTTGTTCAGTTCCAACCAGATCATTCACTTGAGTAATAAGAACATTAACGGCTTCAATCAATAACGGATCATTCAAATTCTTTTCAGCTTCACTACGAACTTGCTTAAGTAATTCAATGGATACTTTAACGTCACCATCAATAATAGACTGAAATAATTTATTGACTGATTGATTCGCTTGTCCGCCAAGTAATTCAATCAATTCTCGCAATCGTTTTGTACTTTGAAGCTTTTCCATCCCCTTTAGATTTGGGATCTGCTCAAGCAAAGCACGTAATTCTTTTGTAAGTTTTAACTTCTTTAAGCCATTCATTTAAAGCTTTTCCTTAATTGACCGTTTCAGCTTTTTTTATTTGATACATTGAATAAGCAGAAACAGCCTTTTCAAATAAATCATTGGTTTCAGACGTTAAACGTTCACTAATTGATTCAAGTTGTGCTTCAACATCATCAGCTTTAGAAAAATCAACATCACCCTTGATGACTTTGTTTAGATAGTCTGTATCATCACTATTCACATTTGAGTTTGCATGATTGTCAGCGCTAAACATTGCAGATCCAATAGCACTATTATTGGGATTTTTAACTTCCTTTTGAATATTCAAACGCTCAATTTGATTTAGTAAATCCTGAATCTGGGAAACCAATGCCTTTCTTTGATTGCGCTTATTTGCGATACGTTGTTTAGCAACAGCCCAAACTAGCTCATTTCCAGCTTTTTTCTTTTGTGTGCGTTTAAAACGTAAGCTGTTCTGATTAATCAATTTAACTAAACGTCCTGCAAGCACAGGTAAAGCAATATTCTCAGCTTGTTTGGGTTGAATTACGCTAGTAATATCGCGCTTATTCATCAAAATTTTCCAAGATAATAATATATCTTGCGCTACAATCCGCTTAACACTCCTATCAGGATGATGAAATACAATCGTGATAGTTTGCCCATCTTCAAAATCATAGGAAACAGCAACATTCAGCATTTTTTTGTGCTGAAATGGCTTACTTTGATCTACACTTATAACTTCTACGCCGCCTTTTGATGCAATTTTGATTGCAGTATGGAGCATAGCTATCAACTTATCGAAATATTGATATTTAACAATAATTGAATCAAAATCAGGATGTTCAGCACCAATTGATCTAAGTAAATTAGATATACCATCGAAACTTGATAAAAGTTCAGTATTGTCATCATGAAGTTGCATATCTAAAAGCAGATTTGCTGTTTTTGCTTCATGCGTTGTAAGTTCTATACCATCCCAACTTGGTAATACCGCACACGGAATATCTTGTAATGCGACTAAATGAGCTCGATGGATAAGTTGTTTATGCTTATGAAATTGTGGTGTTGCTAAATGTCGCAATAGACCGTTGGTATTACTTTCAATTACATCATCTTCAATAGCATCAAACATACGTCCAAACTGCAATTGTGCTAATGCACTGGCATGATCATTATCAACTGCACCTAAAACGGCAATTGAGTCAAAGGCTGCGATGTTATTGATTGAACCTTTTAGATTCACAATACGCCACTGATCTTCTTCTGTTGCTGACTCTGCCACAATCGCATTAAGCTGACAATATTTCCCTTTGATCACTCCAATTGAACACCCCCCACTATTTACAAAATCAAAACCCTGTACTAAACGACTGGTGTGTGGCCCATATAATGAAGTAAATATGTCGAAATTTCGCATTGAAAAAATGCCTCAATATTTTTCTGATTGAGGCAATTTTGACAATTTATTTAACTGAGATTTGATAGAGTTCCAATTAAGCTAAACTTATAGGTTATTTAATCTGATCCATTACATCCTGAATCTCGTTTTGAGTCAAAGACCTCATCTGATTCTTCATACAAGTGGAAAATTTCATTAATCCTATAGATGATTCATCTTTAATTATTTTTTGAACACATTGATCATTATTACATTCTGGTGAATTAATCTTTTTTAAAAAATCCTCAAACTTGCTTTTATCTGCTTCTGGAGTTTCCAGTAAAGAGAATAATGACCTAGTGTAATCAGTATATTTCTTTTTTGCAGTTACAATTTTATCAGGATTAGTTTTAAATAAAGAGTCAAATGCATGACCGAGTGGGTATGTGTAACCTTCCTCATTAGTTTGACTATAATCACCTTTTGTATGCGCATAGGCATCAGCATACGCATGTATTAATAATCCAGCTTTCCATAAATTATTTGAACTTTTTAAATTGGCTGATATTGCACTCTTTAATGAATTTCGCCTTTTCTCTATAGCTTTGCTATCGCCTCCATGTAAAGAATGCAGCTTTTCAACAACTTGTTTTTCAAAGCCATTTTTATTTAAAACTTTTTGAAGTCTAATCATACTAATCAAAGAGTTTTTCGTTGCTGTATACTGACTTTCATCTGGATATTCAGAAAAGAAAGATAAAGGCATTGACTCTTTATTACTAAGTCCTGCAAATTTAGCAATGGCGTAAGTCGTATAAAAATGTCCATCTTCTTCAAAAGCTACTCCTCTGTAATTAGTACATTCTTTGATAGCCTCATTTGGACCTAAATTATTAGCAAATGCCATATTTACTGTTAAATATGTAGATGCCAAAAATATTGTTCTTAAAAGGTTTTTTAACATATCAATTCCATATTTTTATAATTGGTTACTTAAAAATAATGCAAAAAAACCTATATCACAACTAACTAAATTCATTTCAACATCGGAAACATCTTTATAAAATTCAGCGTGACGATACCGACTCCATTTCGATTTGTGGCATCAAGTGGAATACTTCCTGTTTGTAAAGCGACCAAATGTTTAATTTCAAAAACCTTAGTTGAGTAGCTTTGTTTATCATAAATATATATTGTCATACGCATTAGATAATCATTCGGTAATGCTTGTGTACCCCCATCCTCACCATCAGGAAACATGATCGCTTTTATTGCCAAAGCACTATTTAGAATGGATGCATTGCGTGTCTCAATAAATGGTATAGATATTTCACCCGAACTATTTCCAGTGATGTGATTGAGTTGAAATGCACCAACCTGAATACTATCGGTTTGTGCATCCATTACAGATAAATCAATACTTTGACATAGCCAAGGTAACTTTTCTCTATCCAACAATGGGATATTCTCAATTGTAGTACTTGCTAAAAATCCACTTTCTCCATTTTCGAATGCATTGAATTGACCTGCTTCAGGATGTGTTAAGTCATAAGCATCAATTAGTTCAATTGAACTTTTAGCAAGCGCACTTTTAGGATCGAAAGGTTCTAACCACACACCAAAATGGAGTGTGGATAAAACTCCAAGCGAATATATTTTGTCATAAAATTTTCTTGCCTCATTAATTGGCATACCAGACCAAGGACCATTATTACCTGGTGTATTTAATCTCAACATCATTGTTCGCCCTGTCGATTGAAACGAGATTTCGCAATATCAGCTGCTATACGACATGAATCGTCATAGTTAAAACCAGCATCTTTTTCTAAAATATATTGCATCGTTTCCTGACTTAAATCAGATTCTTTGAGTGAGTTAATGACTTGAATTTTAAGTAAGGATGTATTCATCTGAGTTTGTTTATTGGTATTTTCTTCTGTCACAGCTGCTGACTGAGTACTAGAAAACTCAACTTGCCAAGGGAAATCCAATTCATTTTCATTGAATTGTTCGTTATAGCAAAAACCCCAATCGATATGCATAAGATCATTTACAAACTGGACAACAGATTGTCGAATATACATTGAGCGTCGCATAATCTGACTTGATGTAGTAAATGCCGCATCATCACCGATACCACCAGAAAGCATATCAGCCCAACCAACCATTGAAGGATCGAGACCAATTCCTCCCATTAATAAACGTACATTAATCATAAATGTTTCTATATTTACAGGTGAATTACGCTGCCCTTTAATATCCCCCATTGGATTTAAGACTTGTTTTTCATCCCAAGTAGGCAATATGTGATATTTAGTATTCCAAATGCCCTCTCCACCTTCCATCGCTCTTTTTATAAACATTTCATGATCTTTAAGCATTCCTTCAAGACCACGCATATATGCTTCTCGCTGCGCGGTTGACATTCCTGACATATTCAATGTTAAAAATATTTGATTTACTGTATCAGCGACTTGCTGACTATTCATTGTTGAAAGTGCAAGGATGACATCATCATAAGCTTTCTCTATTGTATATAGAAAAGACCCCCCAACTTGTGCGGGTAAAATCGGTAATCTATTTAGATCATCATCTTCCAATATTTGAGAAAGTAAACTAGGTTCTAAAGAATCTGTTTGGGGTACATTTTGTATTCGAGGTAATTTCATTCGAACCATCTGTGTGGCATTTAATTTCGTAATCACTTTAGACCAATTTTTTGGATTCAGTGCAAAATAAGCCACTGTCTTGGAACCTTGTTCAAATGCTTGTATTTGGGGTGCATAAGTATATTCATTACATAATATGTCAGTGATACCCAAACCCTTTTTACCGAACACTCTTGCATATGCATCACCAAATGAAATTGCTTCTGAACATAATTTAGCGATGTATTGATTAATAATTTTTTCTACTGGTTTGATCCGCTTTTGTAATTTTTCTAATTGCGCTTTTTCGGTAGATCCAATATCACCCCGTAATCGCGCTGTAGGCGTAATAAATATTTGTTGGCCACTATATATATCACTTCCAAGCGCAGCCATGACATGAATACCAATACCTTCCGCTATAGGTGCAAACTTTAACATTTGCTCCCATTTAGTAAGTATTTCTTTACGTGTTCTTTTCTTATTTTCTTGTGTTGTATACGTGCCTAACGAAAATGGTGCAACTGAATTATACATTTGCGCCATGTTCTCCTGATTAATGTCGAGAAGTTGCTGGGGTACGCTATTTGTACTTGGTCCCAACAACAAGGAAAGGATGTCTGAAGCCGCCATAATTAAACCAAAATATCTAAGAATTAACGTAATTTTGGCTAATTCCAGCGGCGTTAATGCTTGGTCGTTCCAATAACAAAATTAAGGTAAAGTCGGCACTTCAGGGGGAATAATTTCAGGGAAATTAATCGTTGGAATATTAATTGAACAATTTGTAATTGAATTCATTTTATCCATGATAGTGGCTTGCAATTGCTGAATTTTAGCTATTAATTGAGCGATTTGGGCTGCACATTTTAAATATGGCTGATACATTGGTGACAAAACCAATTCAATATATTTTTGGATCCATGTAATAACTTTTGCAAGATTGTTCGGGATTTCTAATAATTCCTGAATCGCCCCAACTATTTCTAATTCATCGGTCAATGCTTGCAATTGATCACCTAAAGCATTCATCACTGTATCCACCGCCTTTTGAAGATCTTCGCAAGTCTGCACAGCATTGATATGATCTTCTAATGATTGAAGATATTGAACATTTAATTCACTCATATATCACCTTTAAAATTTTATGAAATTTGAATCACAATGCCATCTGCTATGGTTAGCGTTTTCCCAAAAACATTTGAAAATACGCCTGTTGCACCAGAACCAACGATGACGTTTCCAGTGACTTGCTCGTTGCCTGTAATCTTTGTTTCACCTCTTAATTCAATAGAAGGCGCTTCAATCGTTGCCTTGCTACGTGCTAAAAGCTCGATATTCTCTTGTCGTATACGGCGTGTATCGACCGCAGCACCTTTACTATGACTACTATAGAATGCAATGACAGGACGCGATTGCTCATTATTTTCAAAGAAGATATAGATATCCTCACCCTCTAAAATTTCGCGCTCAGTATCTTTATCGCTATCTCCAACAGGATAAGCAAAAGTTGCTGTTAAGCCCGTACTTGCGCCATCCGTAAGACCGGGTATGTGAATCTTTGCAGTTCTGCTTTGCGCATCGTAACTGAGGATTTTTGCTTTTTTAAAACCATTCATCACAGCACCTATAAACTTGCTAACCAAAGCTTTGAGGTTGAACCGACATTGCCACCAATAGCACCTGTTTCTACTTCATGAGCTGCTGTCAAAATCACATATTTCTTATGTTCTACTTCGACTATATCGCCAGCGTTTACTTCAAGACTTAACGAACGATGAACCACGCCACGCGGAATTAGTACCTTTTCCAGATTCTTTAACTGTCGCGCATCAAGACCTGCTTTCTGAATAACAGACTGCCCTTTCGTCGTCGTATCGTCCCCAATAACCGTCGAACCATCTTGATCAACGGAGACATAAGAGGACTTTTGAAACTTCTCAATTTGATCGCTGTTAAACCATTGGATTTCACTTGGATCTAATTTCAGAACCGCTTCTTGTTTAAAAAGTGCATCGAGTTTTAAAATACAAATCTTTGTTTCTTTAAAACAAATCACCGCAGCTTCTTGTTGTAAATAAAGTGCTATACGCTCTGAAATCAAGGTACCGTTGAGACAAATAAATTCAGGTAAAGGTATATCATCACCCAAGCGCATATTAGAGGCACCACACGCACGATATGCAGCATTAAAAGAAGTCTGCTCCAAAATCACAGCCTTTTTTGCTTGCTCCAGTATCTTTTTACAACCTTTAAACACGGCGATGCATGAAATAGCCCCGATTCGGGAATTGTCTTTAATCGTTTGCAATTTAACGGGATGTGAGTAAACGATTTCAAATGGATATGGAATATCATTCACGATAATTTCCGCCCCATCTACCAATTGATCATTGAGTTCCTTTGTATACTTGACTGCAAACTCGATACTGACAGGTACAGGAACAAGATCCGTTCTTAATGTTGCAATCATCAACTCAGACGCAGAAATGATTTTATTGGTTGCCAATATCGCGATTCGCATCAATTGCCCCCTAAAGTTTTAAAACTAAAAGGAGGCTCCACAAAAGCATTTTTAGGCATTAACTCTTTTGCTTGATTATATGCTTGTTCAGCTTCACTCACTGACATGCCAAAACCATCACCGCCCATGCTACGTGATGCTTCAACTAGTTGAGCTTGGATCAAGTCACAGTTTGCACTTAGACACGGTTCAATAATGAACCATTCAAAGCCTTCAAGGACAATGGTCTTGTCTATTATGATGATATTAGTTGAACCACGCTGACATCTCAAAGTCGCACATCCAGCATAACGCTTTGTTTCTTCAATCAAAGCATTAGTGACATCTTCAACAAGAAGTGAATAGCCTTTCATTTGTAGTTTTTGATAAAAAGTCGTTGCTAGTTCTTCGATAGAACCAGCAATCACTTTTGGACATCGAGAGCCATCATCAGGTAACAAGTACATAGTCGTTACCCAAATAAAGAACCAATTTGCCGTGCTACCCCCGTAGCTGAGCGAGCTAAATTTGTTGCTGACTGTGCAGCATTTACGACGTTCTGAACACGGTTAATCAAGCCCTCAATACCAGCAATATCACGTTGACCAGGTAATACTGTGCCATTACTCCCAATCTTGGCAAAACCACCGAAGAAATTGAAATCAATCGGACATGAAATTGTCATTACTTGAGATCGACTGTCCGTATCAAATTCAGCCATTTCAAATCGAATTGCACAATTTTCCAGATAGTATGCACGGGTAAAATTTGCGACATGTCCATCATAATAATCACAATTAATCATGCCTTTATTTGCCACAAGATATTCAGCAAAAAGTTGATCATGTCCTGCTTCCGTTACCAGTAATTGTAAATTACCCGTGTAATGCGTTTTAGGAGGCCCAGCTACTATTCCAGTGAACCCCCCTGGATATTGGACTTCCGCTGGATCTTCATTACTAATAATCGGACGTGGACAGCTTTTAATTAAAAAGCGGTAATCTTCCATGCCTTGTGGGACTAACATGCCTTGGCACGACAAAATCGGCGAACCTAGTTGTTGAATTGCTAAATAATCAGCTTTCATCTGATTTAAAAGCATTGGATTGACTTGACGCATCGTTGTTCTCAAAGCTTATGTGATATGTCTATTGTGAATCCTTATTTATTAGTTAGTTTTTATAGTTCCAATACATATTTCGATAAGCTATAATATTTTTACAAAAATCTAATTAAAATTTTTATTAACCACATTTAAATTAAAAAATATATTAATAAATAAGTAAAAGGAAATTTATAATGAAATTTTTTTTAATTATGGGACTATTTCTATTAATATCAAATTATTCATCGGCTAAAGAAAGCTTAAATATTAATAACCTTGAAAGTACCCAAAATAATTTTTTCAAACAAGACTCTCACAATCTAAACATTGAAAAAACAATTGTAAAAAAACCTGAAAAATATTGTCCATATTGTCAGGACATTCCCAAAGAACCTAAACCAACACCAAATTGTACGCCTAGTTTCACTTTCAAAACCATAAAGAAATCAATTGAAATTTCAAATAATACTTCCATAGAAGTATTATCAAAATCAATTTCAAAACAGCAATCACCATCTATCCAAAACGGAGAGATACCTAAAGATCCAGTAGAATCTGGCTGCAATACACATCCTATTTTCGAAGCTCCCCCTATTTTAAAGGATTTTAAAAATGAATAATCTTAAAATTTTGTTTTTATTATTATTTTTGATGAATATCTCACTTCATACAAATGGAGAAACACCAAGTAAATGTGATGATAGACCATCACTTTGTGGTGATGAAAGTGAGCTTAAAGAGTTAAGAAGCTATGCTGTTACTCAAAGACGTGAACAAATAAGATTAATGATGGAAGAAAGTAAACTACAATTTGAAGAAAAAAAATTTTTCTTAAATAAAAAAATTGAAGATGTAAAAATACGTCATGATACTTTTAGAAACCAACAAAAATTTCATTCTAAAATTTTTTATTTAGTATTATTTTTGGTATTAAGTAGTGTATTTTTTGTAGGGTACCAATTATTCTATTGGGCAAGATCTATAGCCAACGCTTCTAACACAAATAGAACTGAAGTACAAAACAATCTTGAAATTTCAAACAATACTTTTAAAATAACAACTCCATTTGTTGGATTACTAACATTAATAATAACTTATTTATTTTTCTATATGTATATTACTCAAGTCTATAAAATAACATCGATTGATTAATTTAAGGGCTAGATTCTTAGCCCTTAAATTAAGCTTTAATTTATTTATTAAAACCAATCTTTTTACCTTTCAGTAATGACCTCATACGTTTACGCAAAAAACTTGCTGAACGCTCTTTTAAACGAGTCTTTTTCAATCCGATTTCTTGGTTACTTGCAACAATAGCCCGTTTAGCGGATAAACGTTTATTCACAATTTTTTTAAGTCCACTACGGATCGCTATATTTGCTTTGTAATAAACTTTACGATCGTCAACAGACTTAATATATTTCGGCTCATAAGAACGGTTTTCCTTGCCACTCTGAGAGTCAAAACCTTGTTTTTCTTCTGCGTTTCCATAGATAAATTCACGAATAAATTGATCTAATGCATCACCTTCATCAGGCATATTGGCAATTATCTGTTCTGCAGCAACCTCAATAGCCGCATCAGCAGCTTCAATATTATCGCTAAAGATCTCGACAATTACGGAATCATCAATACCAAAGCTAGACAAAACATCATCAATAGAAGCAACTAATGCATTTTCCAAAGTACCATTTTCATCATCTGCAACATCTAAGGCATCAAGAATGAGTAAATCTAATCGATCTGTTGGTAACTCGTTTTCATCTAAGGTGTTATCTATAACTGCATCAACAAGATCAGAAACAATATGTAACGCCGTTTCTCTTATATGTTCAATAAATGAAAGCTCTTCGCGAATCGAACTGGTCAACAATGTATTTATGCTCTTACTAATTCCAACTGCGGCAGAATCAAATTCACGTAATACATTTTGTTGTGGTTTTTGGTTAAATGGATTATTTGTACCAAACATTTTTATCACCTATTTATTTAACTAAAACATCGTCATCAAAAATTACAGAACGGGTTGCACCTTCTGGACGGCGTGCCAAATACAAACGAACTCGTTCAAACGGAAAATCCTTGTCAGGAATTAATCTAAATGCGTAAGGTTTACCATTCAAATCTTCAGCAGGTTTTAACCAGCCCGAAGTCGCAGCTTCAGACAAATATTTGTCTATTTCCTTACTCGCTTTATCTAAATAATCTTCGGTTGGTTTCAACATATGATTCTTTAGAATATCGACAACATCATTTTTGGTGCGCATAGCGATTTCAGCAGCATTCACCAAGCGCAATGCACTGTTTTTACTTTGTCGCTGAGTAAGAACATCGCTTAGGACATACATCACACGCTCAAACTTAATCGGACGAACAACATTCACTTTAGCTTGGGCCAGCATTTCTAGAGTTGATTCATCAAGTACAACATCTGAACGTAGTTCTAAAGCTTTTTTCTTAAAAGGATAGTCTTTCCAAGCGACTGCATAATGAATAGGTGCAAAACCGTGAGCATTAATACGAGCATTACGTAGCAACTTGTCACCGATGTACTGACCAATATAAGTTGCTGGGACTTTACGACCACGTAGAGAAGTTGTATCTCTTGCACGACATACATTCGGAGACCAAATGAGTTGGACTTGATGAGTTTGAGCATCCAGACTTTCAGCAAATTGAATCGCTTGTTCGGCTGTCATAGTTGCGTCAATCTCAACATCCAACGGAATATTTAGTTTTTCTGCTACACGTAATAAGGAAACGTAAACATCAATATCAATTACTCTAGGTAAAACCAAATAAGCTGGTTTATCAACTAAAGTGGTAATCAATGAATAGGTTTCATCAGCATTGAAATTTAGCGGCACTTCATCTGATAAAGACAATGTTTCCTTATTTCGTCCAAGACTATTTGCTGGATTAAAAGCACGACTTAATAAAATTGCACCTAATGCATCATGGATTTGTAAATCAAATTGTTCAAATTCTTCAGTAGCATCTGCAACAGCAATAATGGAAGCTAAGTTTTCTGGATCACCATCAACGATACCCTTGATTTTAATCACTTCATCGCCTGTGATTGAATCGATGATTCGCAAATGCATTGTGATGTCTAGAAGTGAAGTAGGCGTAACCACTTTACTAAAAAAGGCAACTTCAAGGTCTGTATTTTTTAAAAAGCTAAAGGTCTCAAAATTTAGATCCAATACTGCAGCGCTATTACCGTCTAGAATTAAGGTTCCATTACTGGTTAATTTTAAATTTGACATATTTACTCCATTAACCTTACATTTCTGTTATTGATCTAACACGTAATACTCGGACACTTGGCACACCAGTATCTAAGCAATCTTGAACAGCAATGTAATCAGTATTATTTGGCTCATAGCCTAATTGACCACGAATATTGCCTTGATGGATGGTCATAGGTTTATCTACGCGTCCACGCATAAAACGCCCTATAATTAAAGCTGAGGTAAGACCTTCATTTGTTTGTGTTTCGGTCTGATCTACAATGCCTTGGCTTTGTATCCCAACCCCCTCACCTAATATCTTTGTTGTGTTCACTTTGTTTGCCTTTGGCTAAAGTTTTAATTATTTTGCACTCTGTAAAACCCTATAATTTTGAATGTTCCAATAAAAAAAACTCTGCCTTTGCAGAGTTTTTAGAGAATCAAACAATTAACTCTGATTAATATGGTTTTGAACTGTATAATGGAGGTTAAACATTGATGCTGTGCTTTCAAGTTCCGCATAAATCCAAATGCGAGTAAAAGGTCCAATCTCAAAATTAGATGCATCTACCATTAAACTAGCCAACTCTTGTTCTGTGCTTGTATCTTTGATTGTGAGTAATGCTTGATAGTCATTTTGTAATGTCATGACAATTAGATAACCATCAGACAAAGTTGTAGTATCTATGTTACCTTGTGGAGCAGATCGGCCATTAAATAATTGAATTCTCTGAATATCAGAACGCTCTTTTACAGCTGCGGACCCATCACTAAAATCCCCGATTTTAGACCCATTATCAAAAGCAATACATAATTGCTTGGCAGTATTTGGATTTACAGTAAATTGTAATTCTTCGCCAACCTCAAATGGTTTCGTTGCAAATAAAGAAGGTAACGGTGCTTCTGAAGATTTGCCTTCTTCAATTGCGAAACCTCCTGTATAAGTCAATAATCCATTCGAAATAGTACAGTTAGTTAATTCCCATTGTGTTATTTGCTCATTCACAATCATATTAGTACACGTTACAACATCTTGCCGTTTCAGCTCATTCAGTTGAGTAATATTGTTTTGAATTTGTTGAAATGCAACTTCACCATGCACACGAACAATAGTTTCAGCTTGAATCTGTAAACCAGTCAGCGGTTCTACAATTTTAAAACTTATGTTGTTATTGATTGTGAGATCTCGAATTGTAGGCTCATCACCTAGCGCATCCAGAAGCGGATTCGTACCATTGAACTCATTCATTGCTTAAAACCTCAACCTTTTTACCTAACTCATTAAATTGATTTAGATTATTAACTACTGCTTGTTTTACGGTAGGACTTAAACACTCAATTTGAGCTGTTCTTCCAGCTTTAATCGTGGTTTTTGAGATTGGTTCAAAAATTGTACTTAATCCATGGTTTTTAACATCAAGGATCAAGCCATTTTTTTGCTTTGAGTCAGGGCTTATTACTTTTTCCACAATTTCACTATTTTTCTCCTTTTTTACTTGGGACATAGCTGTATAGATTTGCTCCTCCTTTGTAGTTTCACCCTCGATCTCAACTTGTGATGATGAAATATGAGTACTTATCTCTTTCTTGCTTGAATCTGAAGTTAATTTCTTTACCTCTGCATCTAGCTTTGTATTTGTAATAACAACTTTTGGTTTTGGAGCGCGTTTTTTTAAATTAATATTAGCTTCAGACATTTTTCCTCACCTATTAATTAGAAAATGATAGAAATAAAAAAGGCGCATAAAGGCGCCTTTTTTATATAAAAATTAGTTTTTAAGTCTTGGCATATTCAATGCGTTGATCAATGCAAATTGGTCTGCATAACGATCAAGTGGATTTAACTCAGCAGCTTGTGAACCAATTAGACCAAGTAAACTCTCACGTGGATCAGGCGTAGCCTCACTAACGGTTAATGGCATTTCAATCATACCAACCAAAGGATTGCGGACAGGCTCACTACCACGCCCGACCAATAGCATTTCAAATGCTTGATTTACTTCAACTAATACACCAGCAGAACTTGGAACATGATAAACATTAGTACCATCAACTAGTGTCCCAATACGAACAATCTGTCCATGTCCAGCTGTTGCTCCAGTTTTGGTTGGCATTTTATCAGCTGATAACTGTGCAAAGAAAACTTTAGCATTGTCACCAACATATAAATCAAACCCAATTGTTGCTCCACCAGTATCTTGAACAATTCCTGTTTTAGCGGCTTCGATATATTTCATCAATTCACCAAATAGATCGCTAGTCGTATTGTATGCGGCAGCTAAATTACCTGTTACTCCTCGGCTTACATCAAATGTAAACTCACGTTCATTATATTGAGCACGTTCTTTGCCTTCGCCAAGTAGTCGCACAGTTTGTTCAAGATAAATTTTACCCTGCATTAATGACAATGCTGTACCAATAAAACCAACATTTAATTCGCTTGTAATCTGATTGATCAATAACTTAGATGCTCGAATTTGGGTGACAATTGGTGAGCTTACGAGAGTCTCATAATCTGCCATGATACTGACACCAACAGGATCAAGCTTATATTTATTAGCATTATCACGAGCATCATAATCAGCAACTAAAAATACCTCCAATTTTGCACCATTTGGTAAGGCTTGATCTAAAGTTACGGAAATAACACTCGTATCTAAATTAATTGAACTCGCAGTTACTTTATATTCTACACCAGCAATTTTTGCTGATTTTTCAGCAATAGCCGAAATTTGACCAGTTAATTTCGACTTACTACGGTTACGCGTGTGAGCAACTTCTTTACCATTAATTCTGATTGATATATTTCCCCCAATAAATGGTAATAATGGGGCATTTGTATCAGGTGTCTTAGCAGAAAAGTCTGCATATTTCGTATGAGCGGTTGTTGTATATGTAGTTCCAGAACCTCCATTATCTAACACAAAACGGAAGCGGCCTTCTGAATATGGTTTAGATGCATTTATTCCATCCAAATATTCACCTTTATTCATAGCACCAAAAGCGCGATCTGTTGTGAAACGAACAGCTACAATAGGTACTTCATTTGAACCATTACTATTAGGAATGTACGCAATAATCGGTGTTGCAAATGCAATTAAAGTGGCGATTGTTGCTACAGTAACAGCAGGTACAATACTGACTGATTCTTGATGCGTATTACTTACATCATCAAAACCATCTTCGAACTTTTGATAAGTTCCTGCTAAAGGTTTAATTTTATTAGCAATTATATATCCTGCATTTAATGCAGTGGCTAAAACAGAAGGATGTGGAAGATCACCACCATGACAATACTGATATTGTGAAATACCACATTTAATCGCATTATCTATATCTAGAGCACTATCAAATCCAATGGTGTCTAGAATTTGATTTAATACTGTGGGTCTCGTTTCGACCATATTGTTTACACTATCAAAACTTCCTGTTTCACCCTGTTGATAAAAATAGTTTTGGCATTGTGCAACTGCTGATAATTGCGCTTGATATTGTGCATTTTGAGAATCAGATAAAACTGACATTTTTTCACCTGCAAATAGGTTTATGAAAATTGATAGCCTAATTTCGCATGTTAAAAATAGTTTGATTTAAGCAGTTCCAATAGCAAATAATTTAATGAGACAAATAAAAAAGCCCATCAATGATGATGGACTCATATGAGTAGTAATTAGCTGATTACCCAGACACACCACTGGAAACATAAATCTCGACATCTGTACCAGCAGTGACGACATAACGCAATTTATCCCACGCATGTTGTCGAAATGGTTCCGTGTCTGGAACACCTGTACTAATTGTCACAATTGGCGACCAATGTTCTTCATCATTAATATTGGGATTCGGGTGATTACTACCAAAGAAATTAACCACTGCATCAACACCAATTACCTGATAATTAAAAATAGCTGAAGTACATTGCCCAACCATTTCTTTATCACCTGTACTTTTTCCTGTTTTATTGAAAACTAAATAGGTCATTGTCTTTATTACTTCAAATGATTTGATATAGATATTCTCTAAGAAAAATCTAAATTTTTTCTCATTAGTTCCAAAATAACATTAGGAATTTGCCAAGCGTCCGATTGGTGTTGGCTTGAATGCAATAAATCCACCATCACTTGGGATTTGGTACTGCAATTTCAAATAAAAATTTCCATTTAATATATAAAACATTGCCAACATATTTGAATTACTAGGCGCTTGAAAATAAGTATTTGCATGAAAATTTATGGGAAAAACTGCGATTTGAGTTTCACCACCATAAATATTTGTAACGTATTGTTCAACCAAGTAATCAGAATTTAAAATATTAAATATTTTTAATCCTGCACCCATATAACCCGGTATTGTCAATGCCCCACAAATCCACAACATCCCATCTTTTTTAGCAAACTTAAGTGATTTATGTTGGATACCTCCTTGCAATGAAAAACCATTAATCGAAGTTGCATCGACCCAATTAAAACTACTTCCCCCAGTTCCCATATTTTTAATTTGAGCTTGAATTTTCCCGAGCATTTGCCCAAGCGTATCTGAAGCAGAAATTTCAGCATTAGAACCTAGGGCATAAGTATTGAATATCACATCAAAGATTTTGTTTTGATTTGCTAAGCTTGAAAATAGACCTGTTAATGCGACTGGTGCGACATCTGCACTCTGTAAAGAAGTATCAGCTTTTGAACCTTGAGCAGCTGTAGCTGCACCTAAGCTTTGTGCAGTGATTTGACTCACCAGTTCCTGAGCTGTCCCAAGCTTTTCTGCACCAATATTTGTACGTGCATTTTGCTTTTGAAGCTCTGTTAGCGCTTGAGTCGCAACATCAAATCGAATGCGATTCGCTACTGACAGATTGAGCGTATCAATTATGCTTTGATTATTTTGTATAGCAGCTGCAAGCTCGTAAACTGTGTTTAAAGCTTCTGGAGCTGCCCCAACTAGATCAGCAATCTGTTGATTAACATATGCTTGATCTGCTTTTGTATCAACTAACTGAGCAAGCATAGCAAGAGCTTGTATATCGACTTTAGTCAAAATCGCTAAACGATTGTTTTCAACCTGTATCTGTGCCGTTTCCAAATCAATTTGATCTGCTTTGGTACCAATTTTTAGCTCGTTCGTTTGAGCCAAAGCTTGTACTTGATTTAGATTTTCAGCTAATCCTGTTGTTTCTTCTTTGCTTGTTTTGCCTTGTAAGGCTTCCTTTAAATCTGTCTGATCAGATAAATTGCCTTTCACTGATCCCCAACGATTCGGACGATCACCAGATAAATTAATATGAGCTGCTGTTTTCATGGTTACACCACTTTGAAAGGCAATATATGTTCGCCTATGACGACATCATTTTGCTTAATTGTGACTTCTAACTGGGCATAATCTAACGGCCACTGGCTACTATCTGTTATTGATTCCACCCAAACGCGCCCAACTTGATCACTATCTTTTTGAACATCCAAAGTAGAAATGAGTTGACTAGCATTTGATTTCACTTGAGCTGTGATTTGCATATCATCAGTAAGTTCAAGACTTTGATTATTTTCTTTGTCAGTAAAGCTAATTCCTGTGTTAAAAACTTCGCCTCGTCTGAACTCTATTAAATCTCTTAACACTTTGATGGCCACCCTTAACTCTACTTCGCTCTGAATCGGATCAATACCTAACTCATCACGGCGGTTTAAAACATACTTTTTACCAAAATCTGACATCAAGGTTTGCCCAGTGATTCCAACGATTTCAAACCATACAATGAATCCTTCATAGATCATCAAAGCCAGCAAATCACCCTCTTGAAATTGGGTATCTGGTATCTCATTAATCTGCTCTGTCAAAGTGTCTAAATCAGCGTTGTAAGCAGCAATTTGAACGATTAAGGTCAAATCATTTGGGCTATTTATACTGTTATTTTTATGAATCACACCACCGTTAAACTTATCTGCTAAAACATAGGCAAAACCTAAATGATTATATTCATAGTTCGGTTCATCTTGGATTGATAAGGCATTTGCTTCAAATGAAAGCGGATCTACGGGTAGACCTGCATCTGCTGGATTGCTATATACAATTCGCTTACGCCATACTTGGCTTGGGATACTCCCTAGCGTATTCATGACGACACGTCTAGCAGCTAAATGACGACCATTTGCTACTCGATTGACTGCATTATTTAGCACTTAGACCTCGCAAATAAATATAAAAATCAAGATACGTTATTTTCAAATGATCTTTATTTTTAACAGTATAATTATTAAACAAACTTCCTCCTATACATGATATTCACGCCGTAACCGCATTACATCTGTGATTAGAGGTACTGCAATTCGTTTTTCAGGTAACTTTTCCCAAATTCCAGAAACACCACAAGCGACCTGAATCACATCCGTGTGATTACGTGAACCATAAATCCTGAAGCTCAATAATGTTGGATCTTGTGCTTCATCTGATTTGACATCCCAGACAATAAGACTATTCAGCTTTCCCTGCTGAATGTTCTTATTGATTAGGTCTCTGATCGCATTCCGATATTCATTGATCATAAATTCAATGCCTCACATAGAATTCATGTATGCCATCAAGATTTCCAACTGGAAATGCTGAATCATTTATTGTTTTATTTACATTTGAAGAATAGTAAGCAACTTGATAAACCAATGTTTCATTATTTGGAGTTGAAACTGAACGCATTGAAAGTGGAATTGTTATAACAATATTTCCTTGATTATCTGTGGAACCACGAATAACTTTACAATCAACTGCTTCTAAATCACTTGGTGTTTGTGTTGTCTGTTTACCAACTTGAATAATAATCCACAAGGCAATATTATTTCCAAACGATCTTCGGTGATAATGAGGATTTACATTTGATGGATCAGTAAAAGATGTGGTTGAAGTTAATGCTATATGTAGATTTTGATCTGCATCAAATCTTGACCATTCAGAACTAGAAAAATTTGTATAATCAAGCGGAATATCATTTGAAATGCTTCCATTTTCAACAATATTCGTTAAATTGACACTTGATTGGTATCCTACTGGGCTAAATACTTTTGGACGATCATCAACATATATTGAACCACTAAAAAATCCCCAATTGTCATTCCATACTTCACCATAAATTCTTATTTTTGCATATTCACCTGGATTTAAGTAAAACACATGTTTAATTACTTCGTTATAACTGGTTGAATTAATACTAAGAATATTATTTTCAGTGAGTTTTTGATTATTTTTATCAAAGATAGCTATATCTAATTTGCCCTCTCCCTCTGGCTGAAATTGAAGATTCAAGAGGAAATATCCATATGATCGAAAAGGCTTGAAAGTTACAGTTTCATCATGTCTTACCCACCATTTTGGTGTTTTATGAAAAGCTAAAGTATCACCTGTTTCACCATTCCATCCGAATACTCTATTTTCATCTTTGATCACGGTATCCACACTAGCTGTCATTTTTAGTTCAACACCAAAAGTTGATGCTAGGAGATATTGAGGATGAGGATTTGAAGCATTTTGATGTGCAACAAGCAAAGAGACTAAATAATCGACTGCATCCTCTACATTAATATCAATTAAGCTATTTACCAGTGTTTTTGTTGCATATTGAGGATGGGGATCAACACCTCCAAGATGCTGATTCATTAATGCCACAGCAATAGGTGTATTTGGATCAACACTAATAACTAAGTTGCTTAAATTGAGATTTGATAAAATCATTCCAAAAGTGACGATTGATACAATATTCGCAACCAATCGAATTAATGGTGTATTGGAAGTTGTAGCTGCGATAGCAAATAAAACACCCTGATCTGTGATTAGTCCTATTTCATAACCATCTGTGGTTTGTGTAGGTTCAATATTAGCTACGAATCTTAAGGTGTGTGATAATGGTTCTACGCTACCACCATTCAAGGGATAACGTTCAATTTCTGAAACTAGAGCTGAATTGGTTAAAGTCATCGCATTTGACGGATCATATTTACCTGAACCGACAGCGATATGCGTCAACGAAACATTTAAGCCTAAACTAGCAGCATTAAGTACTGCATTTTTTCCTGCACTGGTTAAATAAAACTGAATAGCCATAGATCACCTATTTATCACTATGGTTATTTTGTATTTTTTATACTTTGCTAAGGCTACTAAGTTCCAATATTTTAAAAGATATAAATTGATTAAAAATCTTGGTCTCTATAAAGGAATTAATATTATGTTTGTTGAACATATTCTGTGATTTTGTTTATTTGACAAATTTTGGAAATGTAGTAAATTAATAAAGCTATCGCTCCCATTGCAATACGGCGAGGTGTAGGATTGCAATGCGTAGATATGGTTTTCCCATCGGCGTTACCATATTCAACGATAGCTTTAAATTACCATTTTAATATAGAGCTAAATCTAATTTCATTTAGATATCAAACAATAGTTTGATTTTCAAACCCGCTCAGTAACCAAGCATTTCTTAATATTTCTTTAATCAAAATAACTTTTAACCCATCAGATTCGATTGTTAATCTCCTTTCACCATTACGTTCTACAATATTTTTCTCATGCGGCTTAGCCCTTGCAATTGTAGTTACAATTCGATACATAAGAGCATGCACTTCGAGAGCTGTCATTGCGTTCTTACGTTGTCTCGCTTCAATGATATGAACAATCCCTTTCCCGCCCTTTGTCTTTCCGTTTAGACGAACGACTCCTGTTTCTCCCCAAATAAAATCAATCCAACCTAACTCCCGCGTATACATAGCATGGTCAAAATCCTGTTTTGTCTTCAATACAACTCGCATTGCCGCACGACCACGAGAAATATTTTCTTCTACTGTTCTCGGTATCTTATTTGAAGAGGCAGAGTCAAAGTCTGTAAATAAAACAGCATCAAAATTTATAAACTTAGTCATTAATACGCTCCACTGTAATATTGCCCGTATCACGATCTGCTAAAACACGAGTATGACCATCTACTGAGAACTGATCAGCCTGAATTACAACTAGATCCTGAAGGGGCTTATCAACTACTGAACCGTCCGGATTGTAACCGTTATCCGTCGTATTATCGTTAGGTCCACCAAGTCCAATAATTTGTGGCGTATAGCCAACTAATTGAGTATCAATAATAAAGATAGACAGGTTAATTTCTTCGCTTGGAACAGGTGAAGGTAACAATTGATTTTCCACAATTGTAAATGTACTTTTTTCAATATGATTCATGCCCATATCAAAAGGCACTTGGAAACGGCGTTTACCTTCATCTTGTATATACGTACAAAACTGGTCGCTGATCGATCGCGCATCATGTGCATTAGTTGCGTAGAAAGCCAATTGTGCTCTCACAGTTTTAGCGATGAGTCGGATTTTTACTTGCTTATCGCCTATCACAACAGGCACAAAATAAGGCATCGGTAAAAGCTGCATCGTATCAGGCGGTTGATCTAACATCGCTGTAGCAGTCAACATGATTGGCATGAATGCCGTTGCTCCAGTTACAACATCTGCATTTTGGCTTTTACGATATTCAGCCAGCATTAATTCTGAGTCATCCATCATACGAGACGGACAACTTTTGATTGCTGTTCGAATATCTCGCTTTTTCCATTCTTCTGTCTGAATGGTTTCAGGCATGTACCATGCACGGAAATCGATTAAAAGCTTGTACCAAGCATCCTGAATACATTTAAGAGAATCTTTAGGTAAAGACATAACTATTTATCCCCCAAATCTAAACATACTGGTGAAAATACGTGGTTTAACCTTGTTGTTTTTGGGCATTTCACCACTGATTCGCATACGTGCTAAATCACTTTCAGTTAACAATTTTTCAGCTTCAGCGCATACAGAGTCAAAAGAACGAGTCTGTCCAACTAAACCAGAATTTAGATCTTGCTCACGCTGTGCTTGAATTAATTGCCGCTTTTCTTTACGTGCAATTTGACCAGCTAAAGTATCAATCTGTTCTAAGGCTTGACTATTCATCTGTAAAAGCTGTAACTGAGTATGAATATTGTCAAAGTCACGGACAATTTGCTGTTCAAGCAAATGTGCAATCATAGCTTCAGAAGGTGAAAGTAATGTAAGGTCTGTTGCACTATCAAAACATGCGACTAATCCATTCTGTTCTACAGGAATGGCAAGTCCATCAAATAGCTGACCATCACCAACATTGGTTGAATAATTCGGTTGACCCACATAGTCAAAACCAAAAAAACCTACAGGAATTAGTCCTAATCCAGCTTTTTTATAATTTTGTGCTGAACTAAATCCACCTATACGAGCCAGATATTGCTTACGTGCCCACTCACCAGATTCATTATCCAAAAACTCAGTGACATGCGATACATTCCCGTTTTTATCTGCATAGCATTCTAAAGTTCTAAATGAGCGCTCAAGATAGACTACCTTGCCATCAATAACTGTGGAGTCAGGCGGATTCATCCCGTAACGTTTGCGAATTTCATGTCCATTAAATCCATACAAAGTGCCAGTTTTAACCATTTCTTGTACTTGCGGGCTATTGATCTGTCGAATCATTTCATTCATATCAACATTACTTCGATCTTTGCCTGAATGTTTACGCCCACGCTCATGTAAATTAAATGTAATTCTTTTCGTTTTTCGACCTGTTTCAGACATAAAATAGCCCCAATAGATGTGTATTAGGGCTATTTTTTCAGATTCAATAATCTTAATTTATGAAGTGTTCCAAATTCATTATTTGGGAATCTACTGTTTAAGCATGCTTACGATGTCATTAAACTAATATATAAATATAGTGAGATGAACTCCTATCATTAAATGAGTGCCAAACTGCCTTCGAGTGTCGAGCTGTGGTAAGTCAACCGACCTACTTCCACACCATCATTATTTGAATTCTGTTGATGCTGAACATTCGCATTCAAGGTCATACTTTGAACTGAATTGCCCCCTACATTTACAAAATCATAGTTATTCGGTTGCATGGTACCACCTTTGTAAGATTCAAACTGAATACTGAAATTGCCTGTATTCTTTTGTGAGTACCAGTACGCTCTTAAAGAGATTTCAAAGTTATTCTGGTTAGAGAAATCTTGTTTAAGCTGCTTTAAATTCAGCAAAACACATTCAACACCACTTCCCGTATTGTCTCCATTCCAAAATAAATACGCACCATCAGAAACTGCCCTACTCCAACCCACATCAATGTTTCGGGATGGATTAATGATTCGCGTCCGAGTATCTAAATCGATACCACCATTACCATCCCAGATATAACGTATAACTGCAAAATCAAAGTCCTGAATCGTGTTTTGATTTACAGGTAAATTATTGGTTATCCCGTTACTTTCATCAAAGATTAGATAATTTTTAGCGATTACAGCTGCACCAAGCTCAGTATCGCCTAACTCAGTATCTAAAGCTTTGGCATGTACTTTTACCACGATATTGGCTGGTACTAATTTTCTAAGAATTGGAGATAGCTCAATTAATTCCGCTAAATCTACGGATTCATCAATCGAAATACGGATGCGACTCGTTAGAAAATGATTTGGCTTTTCTTCATCAACCAAATATAACGGGTAACTTGTATAAGTGCTGATTGGATGCCACATCCGTTTAATTTGCCACTGATCAGTCCATAGCATACGCAATACAAACTCAAGAAATCCTAAGCCCCGTTTATTTGCCATGCTTGACCAGTTTGCATAGATTACGCGCATCAAGGTATCTGAGGTTTGAGGACGGCGTAAAACCACTAAACCATCTTGTTTTGTAAACCTTTCAACGACTGTACGGCTACCTAAGTGCGGTGCGCCATAATCTAAAATATCTTGAATCCGCTGTTGAAATACATCTGCAAAGACTTGTTTAAAAGCCTTTGCCATTGCAGTTTCTAAGCCTATGTGGTTGTTCGGTTGCTCATCTATTGGACGAGTAAAACTTATAGGTTCCATGCAACCCCCATTTCAGCGGACCGTTCTAAAATGATGGTGATGCTATTTGCTGACATATAAACCCATTCATGTGGTTTATTCAGCTCATTGGGAACCATCAACGAAAAGTCACTAATGTTGTCCTGAAAGGCTGTAATTTTATTGCGTACCTGCGTTGAGATTTCCTGTGAATTAAACCCTGTGACTAACCAACGGCTTGAACTCAGCTGTGTCTGTCCATATCGTTCCAAAAACAACTCTTTAATTTGTGCTTTTACAACATCAACGGCATGTACCGCTGCTAAGCTCCCTTTAAAAGTCACCACAAATGGTTTTTCAACAACGGCGTGTACACGTACCCGATCTTTATACAGGTTATCAATTTGTCCAATGTATTGAATGATTTCTTGTTCTAAGCTTGCTTGCTCAGCAATATCCTTTGCAACTACGGCAATATGTAAATGATTTATATCCTGGTATGTTGCCCCATAGTACCGATCTTGTTCGTTCTCATTCCATACCGCAATATAGTGACAACGGGCCATAAACTTTTTTCTTACAGCTTGATCAAAATTACCTAAAAATACGGCATCTTCATCATAAAGTGCTGGATAAGTTGAAAGCACTTTTAACTGTGAAATATTTAAAGGATCTGCACCCTTTCGAACAACACCGCCTTGCTTAAAACGTACTGACACTTTGGTTTCATCTGTCGTTAAAACCTCAGCTAATGACGCATCTTTTAATCTTGAAACGTCTACATCTCCATAAGTCTCAAGGATGCCAAAAGTAAAAGTCTGGTTTGCTGCAGCTGTTCGCCCTGCTCTGTCATCATCACCAAACTCGACAAAGACACGGCGTAGGCTGTCCGTTGTAAGATTAAATGCATGATCTAAAGGCGCGACATTCATCCAGCGTTTTTTTAACTGATAACTCTGATTGGTATTATCTCGAACTGTTAATCCAGCTAAAGCCAAATCATCTTGTAGCTTCAGCTCATAACGATGAAAACTTTCAGAATTGGATATCGTATATTGAATTTCTCTATATTCACTTTGTTCTACTAAAACTTCACCTGTAGAACCTGCTGAAACAGTGACAGATTGCAATAACCGCCAATATCGCCCACCACTATTGTCCTCAATTAATCGTCCTTGGCTCAGCGTAATACTATTTGCAGATCGGTTAATGACCTCCAAAATATGCTGTGTAGGCATCCCAATAGGGAGAATACCCTTGTTTGATGCATCGGCTAGGATGGAACGATCTCGTGTTTTTTTGAATGGTTCAAGTTCAGAAATTTCAAATTCTTGACCGAATAATGCAAGATATGCACCCAATGAGCGTAAGAATTTTAAGACGATTGGATCTTGTGCGTTATAACGTTCCAGTATTTCAAAATCATCTATATTGGCAATCAATCGTGCTTCAAAATCAGCTTGCGTCAACATCGAAGGTTTCTCCATTTCGCGCTAATTGCTTCTCGCGCACTTCATTTAAATTAATTACGATCTGTTGACCAATTCTTAAGTAGATAATTTTGGTCTCAAAACCTTCGTCTTGTGCCCACATCTGAAATTGATCAGCGCTTAACTGTTTTAGGATTGGAATATCGCTTTTCATTTTTTGAATAAAGGTATTGGCAACTGGTGCGCTTAACGGTGCTAAAAACAAACTATTAAAGTCTGGGCCATAATCTGAACCAATATATCCATTGATCTCTGACTCTAACCAATGCGCGATCATTGCTAAGATTTTGTTGTAATCGATCATAAGCCTGCCCTATGTGCTGTCATGAGCAGAATTTTACAGAAGGAATAAATCGCTAAAATTCCAAAGCCATAAATTAAAAAAGCACTCAGAAAGATATAGAGCCCAAAACCACTCACATCCAAGAATGAAAGCAATTCATAACATCGCCATGTAATCAGGCAAGAGATACTTAAAATGAGAAATGATAATACATAGATCAATCGTTTTACTTTCTTGAATATAACGTCAGCTACTCCTTTGTTTAATAAGGCGGATAAAGCTGCTGACATTGATTTAATGCTGCCAAATGCAAGACAGACATGCATAACAAAGCAAGCAATTATAAAAATATCAACGATGACAGATTGAAAGTTGAGATACATGGCTGACTCCAAAGCTTTATGTTTAGGTTATTGCTTCAGAGCTACTATTTTTTATTCTTGTTCCAATAAAAAAGACTACCGAAGTAGCCTTTTTTTATGGCTTTTAAGCTGCATTTGCCTGTGCTTGTTTCAATTGCTCGAGTAGTTGATCTCGTTGTGCTGTCAGATTTGATAGCTCTTGATCGAGTTGTGTTTCTTCTTCGCGCTTATCACTGATTTGCTGCTGGATACTACGATTTTTTCGTGGTGGCAATTTGACCTTTTCTTTTTGGTTTTGTTGCTCAACTTTGGCTTGTGATTCACGAATTAACTTTGCCATTCCAGAAACGGCGTTATCAAAAGTCTGTTGATAATCGTCACTGAAATCACCTGCTAAAACGATCTCTTTTCCGTTCAATTCAGATTTGAAGACATCTGCACTTGCACGAGCGAATAATGTTAGCTCTTGTCCACCAGCAAATACTAAAAAGATAGGTACAACGCTTACACCACCTTTACGCTGAACCTTTTTAATTTCAACTAAGGGAATGCTTTGACCTGTTGCCTTTTCTAAAGCTAATTTGATTTTTTTGATATACGGTGTATCTGGTGTGACTGCCGTTAAGTTTAAAGTACCCATAACATTGACCTATTCAGAATTATTTATATTCTGATTTATTTGTTTATTGGGCTTAATTAATTGTTCCAATTGATTTTTGTAGTTATCTACATCTTTCCGAAGTTTTTCCATGTCCTTACTCTGCTGATTAATGGTTTCTAAAGCTTTAGAAATAGTTTCACTACCATTAAACCCTTTTGCTTCAATTTCTAGAGATGTAGTCTGTTTAATGGATTTATCTACAATCGATTGTAATCCGACTTGAGTGCATGGCGCACTATACGCAGCCAATGCATTCATTACTTGAGATACTTGCTCAAAGTCATCCTTTTTCACACCCTTATAAAATAAATCCATATTTGCTAAAGCTGCTTGTTGCACTAAACCAAGAGTAGGACTAATTACAAAAGAGCTATCATATGCACTAAACATTGAGTCAACTCCACTAAATGAAACGCCAACCGCACTAATAGCCTGTGTAGAGGATTGAGTAAGACCTAATGCTGCTGAGAGCAACCCCCCAATGATATTTGATTGTTTTCTTGTATGTTCTCTATTTGACTTAGCAACATCTACTTGGATGAAAAAGTTGTTACATATTGATTTCGCATAAATAGCACCTTCATTGAATAAATGAAAGTTTACTTTTTTTCTATTGTCCAATTCCGCCTGAGTTGTGTTACGCAAGTTTAAATTACTTATAGTTATCATTTTTAAGCCAGTTTTTTTATTAACCTCATTAAAATTAACAGTATACCCTTCTGCTTCTAGTGCATTTTTATAGGCATATAAATACCTATCATGTTGCGATTGTAGAATATCTCCCTTAATATTTTGGCTGGTCTGAATTGTTACATTAGGGATTTCATAAGGTGCTCTATGTTTTTTTAAAGACGTGCATCCAGTAAAGCATAGAGGAATAAAAATTATGATTAATTTCTTCATTTAGTTATCCATTTTATGATTATTGTCAGTCAAATATAAAATAAAATAAAATATATCTAAATGACAATTTTTAATTTAGCAGAAAAATGGAATAAATTAGATGTATCACATGAAAAATCAATTATCAAAACTACTTGATTAAATTGTGCATTATAAAAGCCTTCGACTTTAATGCACCAACCTTGTATAAAAATTAAAAAGCCCAACAAGGGTGGGCTTCTTCATGATGTAACTAAATTAAAGAACAGTAATCTTAGTTGCTTGAGGTCCTTTTAAGCCTTGACCAACAATATAAGAAACACGCTGTCCTTCCTTTAAGGTTTGGTGACCATCGCATTGAATTTCGCTATAATGTGCAAATATATCTACACCACGATTATCAGGCGCAATAAAACCAAAACCCTTTTCATCGTTAAACCACTTAACAATACCAGTTTCTTTTTGAGACATATTTTTTTTACCTTTCTTATTTATGTTTTCATTATGTTTTAAATTCAGAATTATTCTTCTGATCTAATCAATTTAACAAGATTTTTTTGAATATTCAAATATGCATTATTTATTCAAATTTCTATAAAATACAGACACAAAAAAAACCTACATTGTAGGTTTTTTCTTAACTTAACTTTCGTATGTAAAGTTAAATTGGTAGCGGGAGCTGGATTTGAACCAACGACCTTCGGGTTATGAGCCCGACGAGCTACCAGACTGCTCCATCCCGCACCGATGAGATAGCTTTGTACGCCTATATCAATCTATAAGCAAGTTTTATTTCATTTATCAATGAATTATGTACACTTAATACTCAATTTGTTTGCATAATAGTCAGTAGCTAACTTCAAATCTTTCTTTAAGCTCATCTCATTATTGTCCTTTGGTGATAGCTTTATAGTGCTAGCGTATATATTATGCATTAAACATACAATAATAAGAGGAATGATCCCTTAACTCTTACACATTCAATTTAACTTTAAATTATCACTTAAATTTTTACTATCAACATCTAGTTATATAGATGTACATAATAAATTAACTCATCATATCTTCTATAGCCATAACCATTAAAGCCAAATAATGCGATATAAGAACATAAACCAATAAAAATATTGTTATTCCTGCGATAACTGCTCCAGTGTGACCAATATAAGATTAAGCCCAACCACCTATTCCTAGGGCAATCAATAATGAAGTCCCGCGGCGTGCCCAGAAGTAAATACTACGCTTCTTTGGGGTGCTTGTTAAATATTGAGAGTACGATAGTTTTCTTTTAGCCATAGAAAAAATATTTACCTTGTCTTATCTAATTTACAAGGAATCCATTCCTTTTCATACCCGTAGGCATCCTTATTGACTGATCCCTTACAATAACCTTTCTTCTCTATTTTTTTGGTTATTTCATCCCTTTTATTACAAGCTTGCCATGTCTTTGGATTTTTACCAGAACCACCGCGACATTTCTCATTAAGTACCTCTTGATGTTCAATCAGTTTTTGAACATCCAGAGGAGGAAAATAATTAGCATTTGCAGCGATTGGCAAAATTCCTAAAATTAGGCTAAATACCAGTTTACCCATTAAACTTGTCCCCCATTCCCAACCCACCAGTAATCGCATGAGCTAATAATCGATTGCTCACATTTTGATTGATAGTACCACTATTTTGATTAGTAACAACAACTTCCTGTGGTGCAGGTGAATTTAAAAACTCTTTTGCTGGCAACACATTTGTTTCCACTTTTGGAGGTGTATAATTCGCTGAAATATTATTGGACCGTGCTGCTATAGGTTTAACTGTGGTTTGCATATTTAATACAGGTACATTTTGTTTTGCTTTTTGTACTATCTTTTCAGCTTCTTGCTGCGTAGTCGGACTAGCTACGGGAATTTCAGCATTTTGAGCAAACTTTGCAAGATCATCTGATTTTTTAGGTGTTTCTGCTTTGTTTATTTTATTGTCAACTTTATGTGTTTGAATATTTCCCTCTGATTTGGTGTAAATATTATTTGCTAAATTTGCCCTTTTTATATGCTCTCTTTCTCCTTCATCATGACGTTCATAAGACTCTGATACTACACGACCTGCTTCACTTGCCGTTTTAGCTTTTTTTAATTTTTTTCCTGCGGGTATTTCTTCTCCTTGTGTCATTTCATAATTAATAAACTCAAGCTGTTCTTGAAAAGTCGCTTGCTGAATACTTTTACCATATTTCTTTTTAAATTGTTTCTGTCTCGTCTTAGACCACTGAGCTAGGCCATACATTCCGCTGCCATCACGATTATAAATGTTATGCTCAAGACCACTTTCTGCTTCTAAATTAGCTACGATCCCTGAAGCTTGAGCTTTACTCCACCCTTTTGCCATGAAAAAATCTAAAGCCGCATTTCTTTTTCCTGATTCTTCCAAAGGCTTATTCGAGTTATAAGCAGCTCCAAATTGAACAGGATTCGCCTCGTTAACCCCTTTCCCACCATATTGGCTTCTTAAAAGATAACTTGGATTCGGTTGCCCGTTAAATTTTTCATTCCATTTTTCTTTGCCCCAGTCATACAGTGACTTAGCCATTCCAGCAGGTGTAAGTTTCAAAGCGGTACTGACAAGCTTTGAAATCATTGACGGTATATCAGCCTCAATTAAAGAATCCGTCCATTCTTTTACATACGGCGCTACGATACCACCTAGCTTCTCACCCACCCATGAACCTATTGCAGCCCCTGCAATTGTTCCAACGGGTCCAAAGATACTTCCTATCGCACCACCAGCAATCCCACCGACAGCCGAACCTACAGTACCGCCTTTTTCTTTGGTTGATTTAGTGCCCCAATCACTAAATGACATAGCAGTGAGTAATGCACCAATTACAGGTAAACCTTTACCAAATTTGAGGATTTTAGCTAGACCTTTGCCTAAGCCTTTACCTTTGCCAAGTAGACCACCCAAAAGACCACCTAGTAGACCTCCACCAGCACCAAGTAGCTTTTCTAATCCACCAAGCAAACCGCCCCTAGATTGCAGATTATCAGCAATTCGCTGAAGTAGTTTTACTTGTTTTCGATTATGGTCACTTTGTTCTTTTGGCAATGGCTCATTACGTTTGCGTGACTTCATCCAACCAGTAAGCGGACGTAGCATAAATCCAGCAGCTCGCTTTACTGGTGATAGTACAGTTGCAACTTCATTAATTGCATCTAATGTTGGATCTATACCTTGCAAATTAGGCGCTGGTATCATGCGAATTGCTGTCTGTATAGTTTGAGCAGTTTTATTGAATATTGTTTGATCTGAATTAGAGCTAACTGATTGATCATTCAGATCTTTTAGGGGCTTATTATTACCAAATTCACGTATAACATCTTCAGCGCTATTTATTTGAATTGCAGAGCATTTAGGCTTCAGTATAGGTTCTGATTTTTTATCATCTATTTTGTTGGATTCAGCTATTAAATCTTCAATTGATTTAGCGACACGATTTAATGCAAGATTAGTTTGAATAATGGGTTTAGTCTGTTCTTTGATTAAATCAGAAAATTCAGTTGGCTTAATTTTCGCATCTAAAAGTGCTTTTTCTAAAGCGCTTAATTTTAACTCAAATTGATTATCTTGAATTGAAAAATTTTTTTCTAATTCTTTGTGTAAATCTAGCAAAATATTACGTATATTTTCAATATTACTATCAATTTTCGATACATCACGACTAGTTTGTTGTAAGCCAATAAGAAAGCCAAGTTCATCATACTGTAAGCCACTTCCTAGATTAGACATAAAAAAATCACCCTATTTTTACATAGCGTGATTTTGGCATTGAGTAGACAAGCTATTTACTACAGTTCCGATTATTCGAAAAAATAACCTGTAAATGTTATATTTTTACCAAATAATTGAGAAACAAACGCCATTATAGAATAAAGTTTTTTATAGATAATTATACTGCTACATTAAGTGGATAATACTCTACTTCAAAAATCCAGACAGAACTCAGATTTCTTGTAATCTTACCGCCAATATCTAATCCTTTATTTGCAATTTCTGCTGCTATTTTCCCACCACCAGAAAAGTTATCCATAAATCTTAGGCTGATTCGATGTTTAATCAAATGACCATCTAAACGGTCTCGTGCCATTGTTCGCAAGTCAGGATCAAATTCAGTCCATAATTTTAATTCGGCAGGAATATACGGCTCTTTTCTAGGTAAGCCAAATTCACTGTAAACTGCACGGCTAACAACTCCATTTTTATCAAAACTTGCACTAATACCAATATTAGAACTGACCGATTGCATTGTTTTTGAATTAAGTTTTATCTTACCACTACTGTCAATTAGTTTTGCATCTAGTAAAGTTATACTTTTTGCACCCAAACAACTTGCTAAAGATCTAAAGGCAGCTTCCTTTTCTCTCGCCAACGTTAGTTCGTATTCGCTTGGTCTTATATAAAAATCTTCAAGTAAAGGATGTTTAATGTAAAAACTACCATTAGTAGGTTTATCACCAATGCCTAATTTTAAAGAAGATGCGTTTGAAGGTGTTACATAGGATATTTGACTTGATAAAGCAAGCTCATTTTGAATTTTTTCTAATATTCTCTCTAATAAGAATTCCTCCTCCTCAACCACTGTCGATGATTTTCCAAAGTTATAAGCTGTGGCGGCAACAGTAGTAATAAGTGCGGCAATCGGATTAAATTTTGAAACTATGGTTGCTGTAGCGAGAGATATTTGAATAAACAGTTTCTTATCAAATTCAATTTTTGATCCTTTAGCTAATTCTAATAATTTTTGTTTATCTGCAACTAAAATTAACTCAGGTTTATTAGACATGTTACTCTCAGCAATTTAATAATTTTAACTATTTTTATAGTATCAAATACATTAAACACTTTGAAGTTAAATATTTCACTTCAAATTAAAATCATTTTATTCTAAATCATAAAACCAACCTATCACTCAGTCTTTTTATAGTTTTTTGAGTAAAGTATATTAAATAACAAATCTGCCCCTCACATGATTCACTACTTCCCATCATGATTTGAGGATATCTCATAAAATAATTAGAGATATCCATTATTGTTTAGCAAAAAAATGATGTAAATATAGAGTTAACTATTCAAGATATTACCTGCAAAAAAATCAAACTGTGGTTCCTTTTTTTTCTCGCTGGGCAAAGTGGTTTGAATAAAACGTGTTTTACGTTGGCTTTTCAAATCTTGAAGTAATTTCTCTTGGATTTCTGCTTCATCTCGTTCCGTAATGTCTTCAATACCTTTAGCTAGATTTGTAAACTGAATCGCTCGATCTTTATCACACTCTTGAATCGTTTGAAGTAAATCTAGCATCTCTGGCTGTAATTTCTCCTGTTGTTCTCGATCTAAGGTAATAAATTTTTTAGCAAGAGTCTTCGCATGTTCTAATAAACGAACCTGTAATGCAGGTGGAAATGATGCGACATGTTTGGCGCATAACAATGCCATTTGTGAAGTTATTGCATTTAAATTATCAGCCAGTAAATCTCCTAAACCATTAAATAAAATCCCTGCTATTGATTCAGTTTCATTCAGTTCAGGATTAATCGTAAAACCTAACACCCAATCAACAGAGACATGATATAAACTACACATTACTTGTAGTAATTCAGCATCTGGTAGCGTCTTGCCATTTTCCATTTCTGAAATACGATTTTTTTGAGCAACACCAAACAGTTCAATAGCAACATCATCCTGACGTAAACCAGCTCTTTCTCTCGCAAGTGCAAGTTTTCGACCAATTAAAACCCGTTTCTCTAAATCAGTTCTTTTAGCCATGATATTTTTCCTCTAATAAAGTAGTAGGCGTGGAGCAAGAAATATTAAATTTTCTTAATAAAGTTTTATTCTCCTCACGGCATAAACTTAGCTCTTTCCAAAGTTTAAATGCCAAATCGACTGCTGGTATTTGATATCCTTCAATTGGGCTATATTTCAATACATCTAAACCATGCTGAAATTTTAAAACCATATATTGATTTTGTCTCTTTAACCAATTTTCAAAATCAGATCTCATTTTCAAAACTAAAACCTCTCTACGACTTAAATCCATATTTTTCTCTCAAATAACATTTTATTGATTTAAAATCTTGATATTTATTAGCCCTGTTAAAATCATTGATTAAATCTTCGAAGCATTTCTTAAGTTCTAAATATCGTTGCCCTAATATTTTTAATACATAACTAAGGTAAATATATTGACTAGAGTGAATATACTTAATAACTTTTATATTATGTATTAGCACCTGAATCATAAAACCAAATGGTATGGATAATTTTGCGTGGTTTATCATGATGCTTTACCTTTACGAGCATCATTCCAATTACATTCGACAATTGTTAGACCACCATGCTGGAATCGAGACCAAAGACGATCCCCTAGATCTATTTTTAGCTGCTCAAGCGTCATGTTTGAAATAAGCATCGTTGCCTTACCTTCGTCATAACGTGCGTACAAAACCTTATGTACCAGTTCTAATCTTTTATCTCGGTCATGCAATCCATATTCATCAAGAATCAACAAATCATATTGAGTAAATTCAGCAATAACGGATTGTTCTGACTGATCTTTATTATCCTTATTCCATGATTTCATTATCTTTTGAGCCATATGCTCACTCGTGATGTATCGCGCATATTTACCCTTCGCTAATAATGTTCTTGCAGTTGCGCATGACAAATGTGTCTTTCCAGTCCCTGTACTACCAACCATAACTAAATTGGCTATCGAACCACCAATAATTTCTTTCGCATAATCAGTGGTTTGCTTCAATGCCAGCTTTTGACCAGATGAGATTGTCATATAATTACGAAATCCAGAATTTTCATGGCGTTTTGGTAAGATCGCACCCGCAAAATGTTTTTGACGAATTGCATGGTTAACTTGTTTGGTATGCATATGGTTTGACGCTTTTACATATTCAACAGCACAAATAGGGCAACTTTCCCTGCCGAACATAACAATCATTCGAGTATTGTGTTGAGGACATAGCAATTTACTTTGAATGTTTTTTGTAGGGGACATTGCATTCATACCATCCACTCCTCTAACTCAATAGATTCTACTGGCTCATAATAGGTTGGCATTTGTTCCCAAATCTGATTTACATTTCGGCTATCTAAATTAGGTTGAACGCCAGTAATTTGGTTCAGTGTGTTCATGCCAAGAAAACGATCAAGCTTTTCAGGCTCACGGCAAATTAATTCAATATCGGTATATCCCTGATCAATGTGATATTTGGATTTTGAACAATTCACTATTGCCGCTCTAATATCTTGAACCGAATACCCTTCTTTTAAGCGTGCCTGAATCTTTGATTTACGTTTTTCGGTTAAAATAACTTTATCTGTCTTTGCAAATGTAGTTTTCCAAAACTCAAAAATTTCATTTATATTTTCTTTAAACGTTTCTTTAAATATTTCTTTATTAGAGTCCCGTTTGATAGGACTAGTCCCGTCCCATTTGGCGGTACGACTCTCATTACTTTTAACGGGAGTAGTCTGTTTTACTGGTAGTACCCTTTCAAGAGATGGGTTATTGTTTATTGAATATTCATTTAGACATCCTGATTTGCGCTTAACTTCAATAAGTTTTTTATTTTCGAGTTCTTTAATACAACCCATGACTGTGTCACGTTTTCTGATACCACAATATTTTTGAAATTGAGTAATCGCAATTGTATGAAATGTACGATCAAATCCTAATGTTTGGCGTACTATAAACATAAGGCATTTAAAAGCCTTATCATTTAATTGCGCCATGATTTGGTTATCAATTAAAGAGTTAGGCATTTTAGTATATCCCTCTTCTTTCTTTGAGGTTTCTAGACGCCCTGTTCGTGGAAACACAACAACCTCACATTGAGATAATTCTTCGTGTTTATTTACTAAATTTGCTTTCATTCATTGATCCTGTATTTAATAAATACTCGCCTTATCTCCGAAATCAGGCTTTTTTGTTGCGAATATAATTCCAATTAATATCTGGACGAAGCTCTGATGCCTTAACCTCACCCTGAGTAAATTGTTCAATTTGCTCACAGCGATTTTCTGGAATTTTGTCTAAATTCCATTTAAATAAAGCCCATGGTCTAATTCCCAATACTTTAGCTAAAGCTGTCCTCGTTCCCGCTATTTCCACTGCTTTCTCGAAAGCTTCTTTTTGTGACATAAAAACCCCAAAAACTACTTTTAGTAGAAACAATATACAACTAAAAATAGAATTGATGCAACTTAAATTTAGTAGTAAATTCTACTAAAGGTAGAAAAGAGCAAATGTAATGCAATTACCCAAGTACCAAGATTTTGCAAAACGCTTACAACATCTAATGAGTGCAAAAGACTCAACGATTAAATCTGTAAATGATCTAAAAGATGCTATGGGTGTTACCTATGAAATGGCTCGTAGATATACATTAGGTACAGCGAAACCAAGAGAAGAAAAATTAAAAAAACTAGCTGAAATATTTAATGTAGATATTAGTTTTTTAAATCATGGATCAATATTAGATGGAAATGTTGATTTATCTAAAAAGATTAGATTTGAAGAAAGTAAAAAAATTCCTGTGATTTCTTGGGTAGCAGCTGGTTCCTTTAGCCCTATTGAAACAGTGTTAAGAGATGCGGAAGTAGACGAATATCTACCACCAATTAAAGAATGTGGTAAAAATGGATATGGTTTGATTGTAACTGGCTATTCGATGTCTCCTAAGTTTGAGCCTCAGGATAGGATTTACGTGAATCCAGATTTTCAGGTGAGCGACCTAAAAACAAATGATTTAGTTATCGTCGCATGTTTAGGCGATACTGAAGCAACTTTTAAAAAATTAATAATAGAAGGATCTGATAAATTTCTGGAACCGTTAAATCCTAATTGGCCCGAAAAAATAATCAAACTTTCTGACGGCTGCCGATTAGTAGGTAAAGTTGTTGGTTTATATAGAAAAATATAATTAAAATACAATCTACTAAAACTTTTGAATGATCAAAATTTAAAAAAAATCTTCATTGAACGTTATCAAGCCTACTTTAAAAGTAGGCTTTTTTTATAAAAAAAATTTAAAGTAGAAAATAAAAGCTACTAATTGTTGACTTTTATTCTACTTTTAGTAGTATTTACTTCATTGCGGAATAAGAATCCAAAAATTTTAAGCAACAAGCTTAAATCTCAAGAGTAAAAAGCTATGGACCTAAAAACATGTTTAGCAAATGAAGCCGAGCGTTTATTTATCTTAAAGTGTATTCGGAAACAAAATCTCAATCGATACACAACATTTAAAATCATTGTATTAAAAACACTTGCTTTACTTATGTTATTTGGCATGTGTTTAGCCTTACTTTGTTGGGCTGCCAGCCATTTAAGCAAAAATAGCCGCATTGAACCATCTATACGAAATCCAATTCATCTAATTGATAAAAATAATGCAATTAATTTGATTACTCATATAGGAAATCAGTAATGAATATGCAGGCAAAATCAGAACTATTCTGTCCACAACTTCCTAAATTCACTGTTTCAGATGATATCGAAGTAAATGAAGAATTAGTCTATTTTAGTTTAAAGTTCGGATGTATCGTTATAGAATGTTCTATGTATGCATCTTCTATTACTAAAACTCGTGAACTCAGTTATATTCCAAACCATTATGGTTCAAATTATCAATATGAAGATTATCGTGTTCAAGAATATCAACAATTAACTGTTGATGACTGCAGTTTTGTTATCATTAAAAGTAATGACAACACTGATATTCCAAATGGTTTACAGATTTCACTGACAGAGAGTCAAGTTATAAAACTAAATTCACAATTAGAATATTTGGCTGAAGAAAATGCTGATGCACAATTAAAGTATTTCTAATTAAGCTAATAAATTGAGAAATATAAAATATTTACATTGCATAAGGTGGCTTGAAAATTCTTAGTCTATTGAAAGTAAAAAATCAGGCGTGAAGAAAAGACATTTGTGTCGACTCTCGTTTCTGAGCAATTACTGACTCGGTACAATTTCCATCTGAGACAGTGGCAATTGTACTAGGACTATCTATCTTGGTTAAAAACAAAAGAACTCATCGAGGTGTCATCCTTTTTTAAGCCTGATGGACTAAAGCTAATGAGATTGATTACATTAATAATAAGATAAGTTTAAATACACGACGTAAAGGGATTTTATACCCTATTCAATTTTCCACTCAGATAAAATTTCCAGTAAAGCATGAGTAAATCTAAGAAGTAGAGTTTAAAAAGATTTCGATAGATTGTTAAATGTTGTGATTCAAATGAAAAATATAGTTTTGCGTTTTCAAAAAAAATATCTAAAACTTTTTTCTGGCGCTTTCGGATATGTATTTTCCTTAGAACACATATTACACTGCTGCGACTCAAAGCCTATGATGATAACCATGAAAAAATTTTTAGGAAAATCTATTTTTAAAGCAACAGGTTGGCAATACAATGTTGATCCAAAACTTCTAGAAAAAAAACAAGTTATTATTGGATTCGAGCATACATCAAACCTAGATACCATCCTTTCTCTGGCTTTATTTGAAATTTTAGAATTAAAAATACATACACTGATAAAAAAAGAACTATTCAAAGGTCCTCTCAAGCCTATTTTAGAAAAACTTGGTGGTATTCCTGTTGATCGCAAAGCCAACAAAGATATCGTGACTCAAATGGTTGATCTATTTAATCAAAATGATAATTTTAATTTGGTTATAGCTCCTGAAGCGACACGAGCAAAAGATGGTGAAGCACGAAAACCCATTCGCACTGGTTTTTGGCATATTGCAAAAGCAGCTAACGTACCTATTATTTTGATGTATGCCAATGCACGCACAAAACAAGGTGGTATTTTAGGAAAAATCTATCCTACAGATTTACATAAAGATTTGGAACAAATCAAAGCTCTTTATGCCGAATATGATATTGATGTAAAAATTAACTAA